GTTGTAACCCGTTTGAGCTCATCCAAAGCTTGGTGGGTACAGACTGATGCTGAAAATGGTCTCATGCTTGTTATGCGTCGTCCAATGGAGAAATCCATGGAAGGCGATTTCGAGACTGATTCTATGCGTTACAAAGCTACCGAGCGCTATGCGACCGGCTGGCACGATGCACGTAACATCTACGGAACCCCTGGTTTGTAATCCAAACCACGCAGTAAGTCAAAAAAGCCACCCACAAGGTGGCTTTTTTGCATTTTAGGGCGTTTTTTCTCTAAAAGTTGCATAAGTAGTTATAGGAAGATTTGCCCCCAACAGACTACTGCCTCTTCCCAGTAGACGATCAAGCGACTGAGTGGGGCTATAAACTCTTGATAGGAAAAATCAAATGTCTGTAACATTTAATCAACCAGTACGTATTTACAAGTACAACAACTCTTCAAATAACGGCACAATCGCCCCAGACAACACTGGTGCAGCTCGTGTATCTCAACAAAGCTACATCAATCCAATTACCGCTACCACTTCTGGTGCTGTAGTTCTACCAACTTATGATATTGGTCAGACAACTGCAACCCCATTTGTATTGCCAGCTGGTTCAATTATTGAAAACGTTAAGTTTTACGAAACTACAATTCCTTCAGCTTTAACTGGTGGTGTTGTTACTGTTAACCTTTTGGTTACCAACCCAACTACTGGTGCTGTAACAACCACAGCTATTGGCACAATTACCCCAACAGCAACTAACGGTGGTATCATCTCTATTTCTTTTGCTACAACAGCAGCTGCTACAGCTTTGTTGGCAAATATTGGCACTTTGGACGCAACTATTCAGTTTAGCCAAGCTACTATCAGTGCAATTACTGGTTCTTTAGCAGGTACTTTTACTGTTGAATATACAGCTCGTAACTATGATGGCTCTATCACCAACGTTGGTCAAGGTTACACCAATAATTAATTGCCTAGGGGGCTTTGCCCCCTAATTTAACATTAAAGGAAATTAATTATGGCACTTGTCACAAATTTACAGCAAAATCCATCTCCTCCCCATTCCGTAACCGTTCAAGGCGCTTACGAGCCATTTGATTTGCAAGTTTCACGTAATCAAATTATGGGGCACCAAACATTAAGTTTGTTTGGTTACCAGTCTTCAGTAACAACAACATCTATCCCCGTTTGGGAAAATGCTACTGTTTACACATACCCAACATCAGCTACAACGATGACGGTAGTAAGCACATCTGCTTCTGATGATACCAACGCAAAGATTTTAATTTCTGGTTTGGATGCAAACTTTGCACCAATATCTGAAACTATTGCATTAAATGGTACAACAGGTGTTACAACGGTTAACAGTTACTTACGTATTAATAGTTTGTTAATGACTTCACCTGGTACAAGCCAAACCACTAACGCTGGTGTAATTACAGTAAAGCAGTCTAGCAATATTGTTGCTCAAATTAACGCTGGTATTGGTAAGTCGCAAAGTACTATTTATACTGTGCCCGCTGGCTATAGCTTTTACTTAGATTTAGCGGAAGTTAATACTTCTAATAGCTATACTGGTTCCACTATTATTACTTACAAAGTACAGGCTATTAATAACACCAACGGTGTTAAATTAACTGTATTGCAACAACCATTTGTGTCTATTTATACAGCTAACAGATCGTCTGATCCATTTTTGTATTCTGAAAAAACAGACATTCAATGGCAATTAGTAACTAGTACAGGTACTATTGCAGCAGGTGTAATTATCGCTGGTAAGTTAATCAAGAACAACGGTCAAACCGCGTAAGGCAGTTAAATGCCTGTCTACCTTGACACCCGTGGTAACTCTGTCCTATCTGTAGCGGTCTGTGACCGCTGCAATAGGAAGTTTCCATATGTAGAATTAATGCCTGATCCCAATTTCCCTGGGATGCGGGTGTGCAAGGACGACCTAGATAAGTTTGATCCATGGCGTTTGCCAGCTCGTCAAACTGAAAACATTGCGTTGCGTTTTCCAAGACCAGATGCCAATATTGCTACTGGCCCAATTGGTGGTAATCAGTTGTTAACCGAAAATGGATTTCAAAATAATAATTCCGTTTTTGTTACTGGTAATGGAAACTATGCTGGATCAACTGGCGATTTGAATTTAGATAGTACTTATCTGTTTTTCCCATCGTCAACCATTCCAACGCTTTACTCAATATCTCCATCAAGCGGAACTCAAGCTGGTGGTACAGCAATTACAATACATGGTACCAATTTTGTCAACATTACTAATGTTACATTAGGAGGTGTTAATGTACCTAGTTTTAATGTAGTAAGTCCAACCGAAATGACAGCAATCACACCTGCATATGCCGTTACTGGCCTTGTTGATTTGTCTGTCTTTTCTACTTTTGGGACTTCCACCTTGCACGGTGAATTTACATACACTTAAAAGAATAATAAATGGCCGATCAGTCGATAACACAACTACCGATTGCTTATAACCTAACTGGTGCTGAGCAAATTCCGGTCGTTCAAGGTGGAGTAACAAAACAGGCTTCTGTTTCGCAGATTGCCAATGCTGCATCACCTGGTAAATTGATTACCAACATGACTTATACGCCATCGAATGGCAATATTAATGTTTACTATAGCGACGGATCAACCCAAGTTTTAGGACCTGTATCTGGTTGGTCAGGTTATTCTGGCTACAGTGGTTATAGTGGTACTAACGGTACTGACGGCACATCTGGTTATAGTGGTTACAGCGGCATTAACGGTGCTTCTGGTTACAGCGGCATTAACGGTGCTTCTGGATACAGTGGATGGTCTGGCTATAGTGGCTATAGTGGCTCTGGCATTTCTGGCTTTAGTGGCTTTAGTGGATATAGTGGATTTTCTGGTGCTTCTGGTATAAGTGGTTTTTCTGGTTTGTCTGGTTTCAGTGGATTTAGTGGCTATAGTGGCGTATCTGGTCTATCTGGTTTTTCGGGTATTTCTGGTTACTCTGGTTCTGGAATTTCTGGCTATAGTGGCTATAGTGGTTTTTCTGGTATATCTGGAACATCGGGTTATAGTGGCATCTCTGGTTATAGTGGTTTTAGCGGCGCCTCTGGCTACAGTGGTATGTCTGGTATTTCTGGCTTTTCTGGTATATCTGGATATTCAGGTTCTGGTATAAGTGGATACAGTGGCTACAGTGGTTTTAGTGGTATCTCTGGTTATAGTGGCTACAGTGGTATCTCTGGTTATAGTGGCTACAGTGGTATCTCTGGTTATAGTGGCTCTGGCGTATCTGGTTATAGTGGCTTTAGTGGTATTTCTGGATATAGTGGTTCGGGTGTGTCCGGTTACAGTGGTTATAGTGGTTTTAGTGGTATTTCTGGCTACAGTGGCTATAGTGGCATAAGTGGCTATAGTGGCATAAGTGGCTATAGCGGTTATAGTGGCATTTCTGGTTACAGTGGTATCTCAGGGTATTCTGGCTCAGGAATTAGTGGCTATAGTGGTTTTAGTGGTATTTCTGGCTATTCTGGTTATAGTGGTATTTCTGGTTATAGTGGTATTTCTGGTTATAGCGGCATTTCTGGTTATAGTGGTTTTTCTGGAACCCCTGGCAACTCTACAGTTGCGTTCCAATACAAAACCAATACGGCAACCACATCTGGATACCCTGGTGATGGATTTTTGTTGTGGAACAATGCTACACAAACTAGCGCGACAGTAGTTAGTGTTTCGCACTTAACCCAAACCAATATCGACATTGATATTTTTTTAGCAAATATCATTAATGGTGAAGAATTTATTATTCAAGACCAAGTTGATAGCGGCAACTATCAAATTTGGCAAGTAACTGGAACACCAACCAATACCAACCCAGATAGCGCTACTAGCTATTGGAATTATCCAGTAACTTTAATAAAATCACATGGTTCTGGTACAACTAATTTACCAAATAACGAACCCGTTATTTTAGGTATTGTTAACGGTGTTAGTGGATTTTCCGGTTATAGTGGATTTTCTGGTTATAGTGGAGCAATAGGTACTTCTGGCTTTAGTGGTATCTCTGGTTATAGTGGTACTTCTGGCTTTAGCGGTATCTCTGGTTATAGTGGTACTTCTGGCTTTAGCGGCATCTCTGGTTATAGTGGCACTTCTGGTTACAGTGGCTCTGGTGTATCTGGTTACAGTGGTACATCGGGCTATAGTGGAATTTCTGGCTATAGCGGTCAAGTAGGAACTTCTGGTTACTCTGGCTATAGTGGTTTTTCTGGAATCTCTGGAGCAACGGGCTCATCTGGTATTTCTGGTTACAGTGGCTATAGTGGCACCTCCGGTTACTCTGGCACCTCTGGTTACTCTGGCATTTCTGGTTACTCTGGCATCTCTGGTTACTCTGGATATAGCGGTATATCGGGCTACAGCGGTTTCAGTGGCTTTTCTGGTATTTCTGGTGCAACGGGTTCATCTGGTATTTCTGGCTACAGTGGATTTTCTGGCTATAGTGGTCAAGTAGGTACATCTGGTTATTCTGGCATTTCTGGTTATAGTGGCTATAGTGGCGGTACTGGCACTAACGGTACTTCGGGCTATTCTGGCTATAGTGGTTTTAGTGGTATTTCTGGATTTAATGGTAGTGCTGGTGTTTCTGGTTACTCTGGATTTTCTGGCTACAGTGGTCAAGTAGGCTTATCTGGATTTAGTGGTTACAGTGGTTTTAGTGGGTATTCTGGCACATCTGGCTATAGTGGTCTTAATGGCCCATCTACCGCAATTAATGCAACTAACAGCACAACTAACGCAAACTACTATTTGGTATCAGTCCCAACTTTGGGATCTAACCAAACACCATATGGCTTTAGTACCAATGCTCTGACTTTTAATGGCTCAACTGGCGTGTTAACATCGCCAGATTATGTAGCCAACGGATCAATTGCTAGTGCAGCTTCAGCTGGTGCATTTAGTTACGGTACATTAAACTATACTGATACCAATATTTTTGCAAGCTTCCAAGCAAGCGTAAATACCTATGCTCAGATGATTTTGCAAAATACCAGCACTGGTACGCAAGCGTCTGCTGACTTTATTGTTTCCAGTAACGCTGGTACCTCCGGTACTAACTACGGTGACTTTGGTATTAATGGCTCTGGATTTAGTAGTGCTGGCGGTTTTGCTGCACCAAATGAGACCTACTTATATTCAACTGGTGGCGATTTAGCTATTGGTACATTTAGCTCTAATTCAATTCATTTTGTAATTGGAAATAGTACTACCGATGCGATGACCATCAACACTTCTGGTGCAGTGGCATTTAACGGCACCTACGGTACTAGCGGTTATGTATTGACTACCCAAGGTTCTGGTTATGCTCCTACATGGACGTCATCTAACGCAGGTAGCGTATCGGTAAGCAACTCAACAGCAACTACAAACTATTTAGTTTTGGTAACTGGTGTGTCGGGTAGTCAGCCTGTTTATACTAACACTGGCATTACCTACAACGGAACAACAAACGCAGTTACAGCAGGAATTAACGGCGGAGTATTTTAAAATTTTGTAGTACAATATAGAGGTTTGTATAAACCTTTAAGGAATAGCATGAAATATAGCATCGTTATACCAACATATAACAATTGTGAAAAATATTTAAAGCCTTGTATTGACTCTATTATCAAACATAGTAATATGAATGATGTAGAGTTAATTGTATCCTCGAATGGATGTACAGACAATACCAGTGCATATTTAAATTATTTAAAAACAGCAATACCTCATTTTAAATGGGTTGATAGCAAAGAACCTTTAGGTTTTGCAAAAGCAACAAACGCTGGTATTAATGTGGCAACAGCAAACCGTATTGTGTTACTTAATAACGATACACAGATACTGCACGATAGCTGGTTAGAAAAATTAGATACTGGCGACATTTCAGCAGTTTGGACACAGTTTTCACACATTACACAACGCCGATTTGCAGTGTTTTTCTGTGTGATGATTGACCGTAAAGTATTTGATACGATTGGTTTACTTAACGAAGAGTACGGTACTGGCGGTTGTGAAGATATTGAGTTTTGCTACAAAGCAGAACAAGCTGGGTTTAAAATTACAGCTAACTGGGATGATGGGTCATTTCCAATTTATCATGCTGCAGAAGGCACAGTACACAATACAGCCTTAGTGCAAAATTGGGATAATATCTTTTTGCTAAATGAATTAAAGTTAGCAAAGAAATATAATCCTAAATGGTATTACTGGCGCTTGTCAAACAACTACGAGCGAGCAGTCTTTCTTAAAGGCGATCCAGTGTTCCCGCGCGAGACCCAGCGTTATGAATGGGCAGTAGAAAATTTTGATGGTAGTAGCATATTAGAAATTGGTTGTTCCACTGGTTATGGAAGGCAGTTCTTCCCAGACTACATTAACTACATTGGTTTAGATTACGATCCAATTATTGTTGATGTGGCTAAAGACCAAAACTGGAATGGATTAAATAATCTGTTTGTTAGTGGTGACATTAACAAATTTATTCTAGGTCAATACGATACTATCGTGGCATTTGAAGTAATTGAGCACCTTGACAATGGTTTAGAAATTGTTGAAAAGCTAAAACAACACTGTAAGCGTTTACTAATTACAGTACCCCATAATGAACCTAAAGGTTTTTGGGGTGAGCATCACAAGTTGCATGGGTTAACTGAAAAAGATTTTAACGGTTTTAAGTTTGCATATATTAACCATGCTGGTAATATATCAGACGCTATGATACCAGTATCAGATAGCAATCCAAGCAACTTAATGATCTGCCGGTGGGACAATGAGTAAAGTACTCTGTTCTGTAGCAACTAGGGGTCGCTACTTCACAACACTACCCTTGGTATTAAATGCCATTATTAATCAAACAAAGCCAGTAGATAAGCTGGTTATATTTGATGATAATGACGAGCCACAAGACATGCGAAAAGAGTTGATTTATAGCTACTTTTTTCAGATGTTAGATGCTAAAAAGATTGAGTGGGAATGGCGGTTTGCTCCTAGAAAAGGACAACACCATATTCACCAACAAGCTAATACTGCTGGATATGAATGGGTATGGCGTGTTGATGATGATGCTATTCCAGAACCAAATGTTTTAGAAACATTGTATTCTTATGCTTTAACTAATGTTGGTGCAGTTGGTGGTTCAGTATTAACTCCGCCTTACATGCCAGACACAAGTGAAGTTAGTGGCAAGATTGATAACATTGATTCAGAGCCCAACATTCAGTGGGGAGCTATTGAAAAGGTAAAACAAGTTGAACATTTACACTGCACTTTTTTGTATCGCGCTGGTGTCTATGATTATAATCTTGGGTTATCGCGTGTTGCCCATCGAGAAGAAACACTGTTTACATACGGTTTGCATCGAAAGAATTATCAGATTTTAGTTGTGCCTAACGCAGTAACATGGCAC